GTACATAAGAACCTCAGCAAAAACGACAAAAGGACGTAACACCTACAAATCCCAGGCCGCAGATTTATCTGGATACACTGCCGGAGCTTTATTCACATGGAAACTGCAGTATGCTTTTTTTGAGAACACAATAGCTACTGGACAATTAGGAAACATCACAGTAATGACAGCAAGAGAGTTTCAAACTGCGTATAGTCCAGGAACCGAAGCATAATACTAGCTTTCTTTTTTAAAAAGCCGTATACTTATATAAAACAAAGTTACTAATATGTCAGAACAAATCAAGTTTTCAAACGAAGAGATTCAAGAGATCCGTCAAATTCAAAGTAATTACCAAACTATTGGATTAGAGTTGGTACAATTAAAGCTAGCAATTACTAATACACAAAAGCAACTTGAAGCTTTGCAACTCGAGGAGAGTATGTTATCAGAGCGTATTAGCGATGTGAATGCTAGAGAAAAGCAAATTGCTAAAGACTTGGAGGATAAGTATGGCAAAGGAGAGATTGACTTAGAGAGCGGAGTGTTCTCACCGCTATCTTAATCAAGTTTCTTAGGGTTTTCGGGTTACGTTGTACTATTTATATGTAAATTAAACAACTAATATAACGATGGCCGAGAAAATAGTTAGCCCAGGAGTCTTCACTACAGAGAAAGACTTATCATTTTTACCAGCGGGAATTGCTGCCATTGGAGCAGCTATCGTTGGTCCTACAACCAAAGGTCCAGCCTTTGTACCTACAATAGTAACCAGCTTTGATGACTTTATTGCCAAGTTTGGTGGTTTGAGTGAAGAGACCTATGTGCCGTATGCAGTAAAGAGCTACTTGAAAAACGCAAGCACTGTAACAGTGGTGCGTGTATTGCAAGAAGGTGGATATAACGTAAATGGAGCATTTGCTCTTATACACTCTGCATCTGGAACTGGATTTAAAGTAGTTGGGGTAGCCTTACCAAGTGCTAAGGGATTGTCAAGCAACGGTTTCAACCTTACTGGATCATCAGTCACAGCGTCTACTGCAACTGCAGGTAGTGGTAGTGCTTCTGGATCGTTTAGAATGTCCTTTGCTGGTAATGGAGTAACTTCTTTTGCACTTAGTGCATCTGTTGTACCTTCTAGCAATATAAGCTTTGATAAAGTATTAGGAACTAGTATCAAGTCAAATCAAAATGCATACACGTACCTTTGGTTTTCCGACTTCCTTACAACCTACAGCACAGCATCTGGAGCCATTTTATCAGCATCATTTGCTACTAGCTTAAACTTATCAGGATCCTCAGACGGAGCTTATCGCCCAGCCGTAACACCATACATCACATCCCAGTTGATTGACGGCTCTACGCCAGTTAACTTGTTCCGCTTCTACACACTAGCAGATGGAACTGACACAAACGTAGCCTATAAGATAAGCATCATTAACCAAACGCTACCAAATGCAACTACAGGCGCGTATGGTACATTCACCGTATTGGTTCGTGATTACAACGACACAGACCAACGTCCAGTCGTACTTGAATCATTTAGCAATGTAAACCTAGATCCAAACTCAGCAGACTTTATTGGACGTCGTATTGGTGACAAGTATAGTACAATTAACACAACTGATTACAGCGTAACCGTTAATGGCGACTACAACAATGTAAGTAAGTACGTTCGTGTAGATGTTAATAGTGATGTGAAAAACGGAGGGGTATCATTTGCAATGTTCCCTAAAGGATTTGGTGCAGTGTACCAACCATTCCAACACGCAACTTACACACTACCAACAGCAAGCTTTATTACTAGAGATGTTGTTATCAACAATGAGTACAATAAAAGAGCTTATTACGGTTGGAACTTTGGTAGTGTAGATAATAAAAATTACAACAAGCCACTTCCAAATGGAGCTGATGCAGGTGCAAACGTTAGATTTAACCTAGACAACTGCACAATCCACCCAAGTGCATCAAAAGTAGATAGCAACTCAAGCTTTAGCGGTGGATCAGCAATCTCCACAAGCACTTTCAAAGGATTGGATATTTCAAACATTTTGAAGTTCAACGTACCATTCCAAAATGGATTTGATGGAAGTGACCCAGCAGTGCCAAAATACGTAGGATCAAGTATCACTGCAGGAAACACCCAAGGTTTAGATTGCACTAATGCAAGTTCTGCAGGTAGCCAAGCTTACACTAAAGCTCTTAGTGTAATATCAAACCAAGATCAGTTTGACATGAACCTACTAGTAACACCTGGTATTACAATTGCTAACCATGCAAGCGTAGTAAATAAGGCGTTGGATGTAGCAGAAACAAGAGGAGACACCTTCTACATTGCAGATCCAGTAATCCAAAACCAAGGAATCGGAACAGCAATTGCAGCTGTGGCTAACTCTGGAATTGATAGCTCATATGTTGGAACTTACTGGCCATGGGTTAAGATTATTGATACTGATAAGAACAAGCCAGTATGGGTACCACCAAGTGTTGTTCTTCCAAACATCTACGCTTACAACGATAACGTAGCGTTTGAGTGGTTTGCACCAGCAGGTTTAAATCGTGGAGGTATTACTGAGGCAGTAGACGTGGAATTGAAGCTAAGCTTTGCTCAACGTGATAGCTTGTATGAGAATAAGATTAACCCAATTGCAACATTCCCAGGACAAGGAATCTGTGTATGGGGTCAAAAGACACTACAAGTTAAGTCTTCAGCACTAGATCGTATTAACGTACGTCGCCTGATGATTGCTTTGAAGAAGTTTATCGCAAGCTCTACTCGCTACTTAGTGTTTGAAAACAATACTACCGAGACTCGTCAACGTTTCTTGAACATTGTTAATCCATACTTGGAGAGAGTAAAAGGACGTCAAGGATTATATGCCTTCCGTGTAGTAATGGATGAAACAAACAACACACCAGATGTAATCGATAGAAACATCATGTATGGTCAAATCTACCTACAACCAGCAAAAGCTGCTGAATTTATTGTACTAGATTTCAACATCTTACCTACTGGAGCCTCATTTGAAAACGCATAATAACGATACTTATAGTAAATAAAGCACAATGGCAAACCTAATAGAAAACGACAAAATGTTCTACACACCTTACGAACCTAAGGTGCAGAATAGATTCATACTACAAATCGACGGTATACCTTCTTTCATTATGAAGAAGGTATCTCGTCCACAAATTGAGTGTGGTGAGGTGGTATTGGACCACATTAACATTATCCGCAAGGTAAAAGGAAAGTGTAAGTGGGGAGATATTACAATGACCCTTTACGATCCAATCGTACCATCAGGTGCCCAAGCTGTAATGGAGTGGGTACGTACTCAACACGAATCAGTAACTGGTCGTGATGGATATGCAGACTTCTACAAAAAAGATTTTGATATCTTTGTATTAGGTCCTGTTGGAGATAAAATCGAGAACTGGAAAGTAAAAGGTGCTTACATCAAGACTGCTCAGTTTGGCGATTTGGATTGGTCTACAGAGACTCAAGTTGAGATACAATTGACTTTGGGTGTAGACTACTGCGTACTAGAATACTAATAGTAGTAAAATATCATATGTAAAGCCAGCAGAAATGTTGGCTTTACTTTTTTTATTGCGTATACTTATATATAAACAGTTATTAATATGAGCAACAAAGTTGTAAACGATGCTTACCCAAGCAGACCAGTAGTTACAGATGAGGACCTAAAGGCCCAATTTACTCAAGACTACGTTACCGAAATTAACACAAAATACGATGGTCCAACAGAGATCATCGATCTACCATCCAGAGGATACTTCTATCCAGAAGGTCATCCGCTAGCAAACGGAAAGATTGAGATTAAGTACATGACAGCCAAAGAAGAGGATATCTTATCTTCCCAGACCTTAATTAAACAAGGTGTTGTTATTGATAAACTACTGCAATCGCTAATTGTAACTAAGGTTAAATACGATGATATTCTGCTCATAGACAAAAACGCAATTTTTGTTGCAGCACGTGTACTAGCGTATGGAAACGACTATGCAGTTGAAATTACCTGCCCAGCATGCGAATCCAAGCAAACAAATCATGTCGATTTATCTTCCTTTGAAGAAAAGGAAATAGACTGGAATCAGTTTCAAAAGGGTAATACTACTTTCAACTTTACACTACCAGTAACTAAGAAAGTGTTAACTTTGAAGTTTTTAACACACGGTGATGATAAGCAAATCACAGAAAATCTCAAAGCAGCCAAGAAGGTGTCCAAAATGACAGGGATTGATCCAGAGTTAACAACACGCCTACGTCAAATGATCGTTGCTATAGACGGAAATAATGACAAGGCAGAGATTCACAAACTATCAGAAAACATGCTGTCACGTGACAGCTTAGCTCTCAGAGAATATATGAGATCGATTACTCCAGATATCGATACCACATTCCATCACGAATGCGGTAGCTGTGGACATGAGACACCAAAGATGGCTATGCCCATCACGGTGCAGTTTTTTTGGCCTGGGGTCTGATTATCGGCCCCTAATCTATGACCAGATCTTTGATCTGATGTATTTTGGCAAAATGGGATTCACCTACACGGAGTTGTACCACATGCCTGTGTTTCAGAGAAGGTACTACTACACCAAGTTAGTTGACTATCTCAAAAAACAAAATGAAGAAGAACAAGCTGCTATAAGCAAAGCTAAAAGAGGAAGATAAGCCGGTAACATACTGGCTTTTCTTTTTAATCGATATTTATATAT